AGCAGAACAAACGCCGTATGCGTGGCATCTATGTGAAACCCGAGGCAGGTGTCGCAGGTTCTTACCTCAATGCAGGAACAGGTATTCTCTATACCTTGCTTCGCTATGTACACCAGTACGACATCAAGCCACACGTAGATGAGGACTACCGCAGCTATACACAGGCAACGATGCTGGCAGCCGTTCAGGAGTTCCTTGCCGATGTTCGCAGCACCGTTACCGAGGATATGGATATCGACCAGCACGTTATCTACCTCAACAAGAACCATCAGGGCTGGTGGATTAAGAATGTCCGCACTACCTATGGTAAGGATACCGACTTCACGGGTCCGATGGGTGCGCTCAACGTAGTGCCTGACACCACCACGCATATCATTTGGTTGCCTTACCTCGGACAACTCCCATTCATGATGTTGCATCAGCCTGGTAACCTCCAGTTCTTGGAGTACATCCCTGGAGAGATGCTCGCAATGAAGATGCAGGAGCAGATGGAACAGGTACGCGCTTGGAGTACTTGGAAGGAAGGCTGTTCGGCTTCATTCACAGGTCGTCGCTTCGATAGCCGTGATACTATGGATAAGAACGCCTACGAATGGCAGCAGATTTTCATCAACCTCTTCGCTGCAACCATCAAGGATAAGGTGGACGGCAATGATGGCTTTTGGCAGGTTACAGGTGCAACCACCACCGCCGATACCATTACCGACATCGTCAATGCCAAGAATGGTGTAGCCTACTGCATCGAGGCTGGTGTGGCAGAGCATCTTCCAAAGATTGCTAAGTCTGGTAAGTTTGCCAATATCTCGGATGCCTTCACGGCTTCGAAGGTAGGCGACTACATTATGGTTATCATCGGCAACGATGGCAACTTCCGTGAGCTGGAGCGTTGCGTAGGTGGCAAGCGCACCATCAACAAGGAGTTGCAGCCTAATGTTCCGGGCGGACGATAAATATCGGCCATTTTTAGTTGTTAGTTAAATGATAGTTGAACGCAGGGAGTCTGCTTTAGAGCAGCTCCCTGCAAAAACAAAAGAAAAATGAAAAAGCCAAACATTCAAAAACATTATCGTGCGTACAATCCCTTGAAGGGATTTAATTACGCCAACCGTCAGGCTCGCAATATGTTCATGGTCATGTTTGCGGTCTTCGGCGTGGTCATGCTACTGGGTGCCTTGGTGGACCATTCGATTGGTGCAGCAGCAGGTTCCGGTCTCTCGTTAGCTTCCATGGCCATGCTTGGTCATATCGACGATGTGTCCGACCGTGATACCCACGGTAGCGACATCTCTTACATCGTCTATCTTGTTGCCCTCGACCAAATCGACCGCACAAAGGAGTTCCCACAACCCAACGCACAGCGTGAGGTTGCACCTATTCCGTTGAAGAGGGGAGAGATACCGCACTACTTCGAGGCACACGACATTCCTACATTCACAGGAACAACCGAGAAGGGTGACATCACTACCACAGGCGAAAACCAGTTTGTTATCATCATGGGTGGCGCACGAGTTCCGCTCTACAACTTCATCGAGGAGTATGGTGGTGGCAAGTTTATTATCTTATTCAAGCACATCAAGTCGAAGGAATGGTATCTCATCGGAGAGTTGGAACGCCCTATCATCCTCTCGAATACAGAGACTAAGGACGATAAGGACGGCCGTTACACCACCTTTACCTTCAAGCGTTCATCGGTAGACTTACCACTGATTTACACAGGCAACCCTGCTATGAACGCATCGACGGAGGTGTCGGCTGGTGCTACGGAGATTGCCATCACGGCATCTTCCAACACCTATAAGATTGCCAACGGCACAGGCTCGGCAGCGGTTATCGCCACTGTTTCAGGTCTTACTGCCACCGATAAGGGTCGCTACATTACCCTTGTTGGCGCAGGAACTGATAAGCCAGCTACCGTTACCGACGGTACTACCTTCGTATTAGAGAATGGTGCTACATGGACGGCGAAGGAAGGGGCTACCCTTACCCTGCGCATCCTTGATACCACGACCTTAATCGAAGTGTCTCGTACTGAAGTATAAACAATATCAGGCTGGTCTTACTTGGTCGGCTGGCCAGAGTAATTCTGACCAGCCAAAATCAGCCTGATAAAAACATCAATCGATATGTATAGTGTAAAAGAGAAACTCAACCATTTTCGCCAGTTGTCAAGCCCCTCGGCTGCCGAGGCCGACCTTGAGCTCTTGAGAGAGAAGTCTCCAGGCAACAGCAACCTTATTCGCTACGGTCTTGCCCCAAGCAAGAACGCCGAGGATATTCTGTTCGATTTGCTCGATGTTGTTACGCACGACGAGATTGTTCGCAATCGCCGTGAATTCCTTGCAGCACAGGAAACCGAAGCAGAAACAGACAACACCCCTAATAGTGATGATAATCCTAACCCTGATGGCGAAAAGAATCCTGATGATGAGAAGAAGAATGAGACGCCAGTAGTCGAAGGCGAGAAACAAGAGGACGAAACCCCAAAGGATGACGATAATCCTGCTGATGAGAAGCCTACCGACGAAACTCCTACACCTAAAGCCGAGGAAGTGGAACAACCCAAAGAGGAGACTCCCACAGAAACGACCGAGGAAGCAGAGCAGGTAACAGTTCCTGAAGAAACTCCTGCACCTGAAGCCGAGGAAGTGGAACAGCCCAAAGAGGAAGCAACCACAGAGGCAGCAGAAGAAGGCGAGCAGCCCGAAACTGAAAAAAAAAGTACCTCACCAAAGAAGAAGAGTACCCAAAAGTAGACTGGACTAATCTTCTCGATGCCGACGTGCAGATGGCAACCGTTATCTACAATGACCGCATCAACACTTGGCGACAGATGAAGCAGCTCGACGAAGTGCTTGATAAAAATCCCACAGCCCAAGCCGTAGCTGATATGGCAGAGCTAAGGATCAGAAACAATCAGGCCTTTGCCGAGCTGCAATTATTCAACGATACGGGCAAGTTTCTCTGTAAGCACCCTATACTTTTCGGACGCTCCGAGATTGCCCAGCTCATCAAGTTGCTACGCCAAGACCCTGCCGAGTTCCTCCGTCAGCATAAGAATGTGCTCGACAACATCAAGCGTTATCGCTCCTATCTCAAGCGTAGCGATCGAAAGGATAAACGCACTGCCGACCGAAAGAACCTCGAAAGGCACCAGGAAAGGGAGCGACTTTTCAAAATGGTTCTTGAACAACAAAATAAATAATGACAATGGAAAATAGTATAAAAGTTTTTAATTTGGGTGGTCTTCCTACTGCCCCGCTGGACTCTTTTATCGAACTTCAGGAAGATTTCAAAAAGCCTGATGCAGACAAATTATCGAAGTTGCAGATGCTCATCATCACTCGTGGCTTCAAGTATTCATTCAAAGTGTGGAAAGATCCAGACGGTAAGCTGTGGATTATCGATGCACACCAAAGAAGGAAGGCTCTTCTCGGGCTTCGCTCCTATGGATTCAAGATTCCCGAGATTCCCTATGAGGAAATACAGGCTTCTAACAAGAAAGAAGCTGTAGAGGAAATTGCTGCATATAACTCAGAGTTTGCGCAGAAAAATCCCGATACCCTTTTATTCACAAAATATAATATTAGCGGCGATGATCTTGCCAAATTCAATCTTGGCTATGAAGTTAAGCAAAACGATTTCTCTGTCGGAACAGATAAGTTGTTTGCCACAGAGAATAATACAGCAGAGATACAAGAAGATGCCGTTGATACCCTTCCACAAGAGGATAGTGATGTCTTTGCTCGCCCAGGCGATGTATTCAGACTCGGTAACAACAGGTTGATGTGTGGGGATTGTCGCTCGAAGAAGGATATTGCTACACTTATGAATGGTCGAGTTGCCGATATGATTCTCACAGACCCTCCTTATAATGTCAATTATGAAGGTGGAGGAGACAATAAACTAACCATTCAGAACGACTCTATGGAGAATGATTTGTTTCTCCGCTTCTTACAGTCTGTATTCAACGTGATGTTTTCCATTGTTAAAGCTGGAGGTTCCTTCTATGTTTTCCACGCAGATTCTGAAGGAGAGAACTTCCGCAGAGCCATTCGGGAAGCTGGATTCAAGATAGCACAATGCTGCATTTGGGTCAAGGACTCCCTTGTAATGGGACGTCAGGACTACCAATGGCAGCACGAACCATGCCTATACGGTTGGAAGCCTGGGGCTGCACATTTTTGGAACTCTGACAGAAAGCAGACAACCATTTGGAATTTTGATAAGCCAAAAGCCAACCGAATTCATCCAACAATGAAGCCTATTGCGCTGATGGCATACCCAATTACCAACAGTACCAAGAATGGCGATATTGTTGTTGATGTGTTCTCAGGGTCGGGTTCTACAATTATGGCGTGCCAACAGACCGACCGCATCGGCTATGGAATGGAAATAGACCCTAAATACGTGTCAGCTACCGTACGAAGGTATATGGCTATGTTCCCCCAACAACCTGTTCTGTTGGAGAGGGACGGCAATGTATTATCAGAGGATGACACTAAAAAGATAATTCTATGTCAGAATTAGCTAAGCAAGAAATACTATCAGATGAGTATGTAAATCAAGTCAGAACGTTCGGGGCATTGAACTATACCCCTGAACGTATCTGCCAGCTACTCGGTCTGAGAAAAACCAAACGTATAGCCTTGCTGTATCGTATCACCATTCCTGGGGATGTGTATTGCGAGGCATACCAGCAAGGACTTGCGCTTGGTGAATACAATATTGACGCAGAGCTTGCTAAAAAAGCAGAGAAAGGGGATAATGACTCTATTACTTTGCTTGAGGAACGCAAGAATGAGCGTGCCGAGAAAGACCTGCGTATGAAACTCTTTGGAATATGAAAAGTGAAATAGAGAAATTAGACTCCATACACCCTGATCTTATCTCCGCATTCTTGACGAATGGGGACTGTGAGGGCATTCCGCAGGATGTCAAGCTATTCTTACAGCAACTCCAATGGTCTGCGGAGATATTCGAGCATGAGCGTAACATAACAAGAGCAGCCAAAAAGCTGAAGCTCCGTATCAATGCAGAGCAACGCATAAAGATAGAGGAGCGCACCTGTATGGCAAGAATCTATCAGGCAATCAACTACTTTCAGGTTGATTGCAATGTTCCTATTAAGGTTTGGGAAAGCAACTTTGCCAATAAATATGAGGATCTTGCCAAACTCTGTGCTCTCAATAGCGACTATAAGGGTATGAAATCTTGTTATGATGCAGCTCTTGAGTGCCGTCGTAGGTCTTCAGAGATTGCTGAAGCAGACAGGAATTTGGCTGTTAATTTCTTTATTACACCAGAACTTACCCCAGAGGAACTTGGTTTCTCGAAGAAGAACCTCAAAGAAATTGCCAAGAAACACAACGACGGCTTCTACGTTACGCTCATCGACGGTCTGCCCATTGAGAATAAGGAGAAGAAGCGTCTGCTGCGTGATGCTGATATTCAGGATGCCGAAATCGTGGAGGAACTGCCCAATGACTGAACAACAACAAACAGAACAGAGTACGCTCGACTTCGAGCATTACTATATGAACCACGTGCAGCTGCTGGCTAACATCATCGACCCTAATATGCTCTATGCCGAGTGGGCGCGTGCCACAGGTAAGACGGAGGGTGTGATTGTGCCACGGCTCATCCGTGTGGCGAACGATATGCCGGGCGAGCTGTCGTTCCTGGTACACAAGACCTACGTTGCCCTGATGACGAACGTATGGCCGAACATTCAGGCTTCGTTCTCTCGCCCCGTTATGGTGAACGGCAAGCAGAGGGCGATGCTGGAGTATGGCATCGACTATGTGGTGGGCGAGGCAAAGCTGCCCTCCCACTTCCGCCGTCCACGTTACCCCATAGCCTATGCCAAGCACTCGGTTATCTTCCGCAACGGAGCGCACCTGCAGCTTGTGTCTTCCGACCAGCCCGAGAGTGTGGCAGGTCGTAACGCCGTACACGCCTTCGTGGAGGAGATGAAGCACAACAGCGGCGAGAAGCTGAAGTCGCGTCTGTTCCCCTCGCTCCGTGGCGGATCGGCAGAGATCAGACGGTCGGCATATTACGAAGGTGTTACCGGTGTGAGCGATACGGCTCGTGTCGATTTAGGTGAGGACGACTGGTTCGAGGAATATGAGAACAAGATGGACCGTCAGCTCATTGAGGAGATAGCCAGCGTGTCGCTTGCCATCAACCAGTCGCTTTACAAGCAGTTCGCCCTTCAGCAGGAGCTGCGCAGCACAAAGAATCCTATTATTATGGAGAAAACACGACTGGAAAGCGAGCGACTCAATGCCTTTGTGGCACGATGGAAGCCACGCCTTGCAGATATGCGCCGTAACGCCATCTACTATATCCGTGCGTCGTCGTTCTGCAATAAGGATATTCTCGGTCCCAAGTTCTTCAAGACACAGCTCGACACCCTCGATATGGACGAGTTCCTTACGGCTATCTGTGCCATTCGGCACAAGGAAGTAACCAATAAGTTCTTTACTACCTACGACCACGAGCGACATCAGTTCAAGGATAGCTATATCTATGATCAGATACTGAAATTTGACCTCAAAGACCAGTTCCTGCTCACGGCACGCTATCTGCGACACTACGATAAGCGAGAACCGCTCTATATGGGCTACGACCCGGGCAACTTCCAGTCGCTCATCGTGGGACAAAAGAAAGACTATGGTAACCGTTTTGACATCATCAAGGAGTTTTGGGCATACATTCCCGACGACCAGCAGCAGCTTGCGCAGCAGGTGTACTCGTTCTTCGGCACGGATGCCGTGAACAAGGTTATCCACCTCTATCCCGACCGTGCCGGTAACAAAACACGTGAGGAACTGGAGCAGATAACCACCGACTCGCTTACGATGAAGGCAGCCTTGGAAAGTTACGGCTTTTCTGTAATTCTTTACAACGACGGTGCGCCCACTATCTACCACTGGCAGCAGTTCCGCCTATGCCAGTTGCTCTTTGGCGAGAAACTTCCCTTACTTCCAAAGGTGCGCATCGATGAGAACGAGTGTCCTAACCTGTGCAGTGCTATCCTTATCAGTCCGCTCAAGAAAACCAACGGCAAAATAGAGCTTGACAAAGCATCGGAGAAGAAGGAGGAACTGAAACGGCGACCAGGGCTAACGACGCAGCTCCCCAGTGCAATGATTTACCTGCTTTATGGTCTTTATTCCGACCTTATCAAGAAAGAATTAAGCAGTTATCCCGATGATTTGCCCGAAAACATAGCCATTTAAGGCCCAATAATGTAGCGAAAGCAGCATAAAAAGTTGGCAAAAACAGGCAATAACGAGGGGTATTTACATAGGTCAAAAAGTTACTTTGTTGAAAATCAACGGTTTGCGTTCTGAAAATCAAAAACGAAAATAAACAAACGGCGTTTATAAGCACGCACCGCTGATTTTGGATATTGAGGTGCAACCTCTCAAAAGCACGGAAATATGACGCCAGACCCTCGCTCCCGTCCTTTGCTATATAATATATAAAAGATAAGTTTGCATAAAAGAATTCAAATATGGAATTAAAAGAGATCACAAAGGATATTTTTTCGCTATTTTCTGTCAAGGATGCTAAATCTTTTGTACAGGGTGTACGTTTATGCGTATTTTCTCAGTCGTGTAATTCTGTATACGATAAATACATAGAATTACTGCCTGATCTTTCCATAGACTGGATGCAAAGAATATATCAATTTTATTGTGCCGACCGCAAAGAGAAAAAGCAAGATTACACCCCTGTTGCCTTATCAAGGCTTGTTGCATTTCTTACTAATTGCGACAACGAAACTGTTGTCTATGACTGCTGCGCAGGCAGTGGCAGTCTTACTATTCAAAAATGGAATACTAATCATGACTTGCAATTTGTTTGTGAAGAATTGGACGAGAACGTGATTCCAATCCTTTTGTTCAATCTCTGTGTGCGAAACATCACCGCAACAGTAGTACGTAAGAACATATTGACAGGCGAAGTAATGGAATCTTACTGTACGACGAAGAACAGCAAATACTCTACCATTCAGAAAATGATGTTTCCGCAAGTCGAAGAGATCATTGCAGACGTAAGTATAAGCAATCCTCCATTCAATCTTAGATGTGATATAAGCGAGGACTTGAAGCAGCTGTTGCCTAAGTCATACACTTGCAATTTTGCCTTTTCTGCTAATTGTTTGAAACGGAGTAAACGCTACGCAGCCATTATCCTGCCGCAGGGTGTCTTGTCAAGTGAAAATGAAAAGGATTGCCGTCAATACTTTATGGATAAAGGTTGGCTGAAAGCTGCGATAAGCCTCCCAGAAAAGATGTTTGAATCTACACCTGTTTCAACTTGCATCCTGTTATTTGACAAACAGAAAACAAGCAAAGATGTGATGCTGATTGATGCGACGAAAATGTCTACTTGTGAAGTTAGAGAGCAAAGAGGAGAAGGTGATGCGTCTCATTATAATCGTATTTATAAAAAACAATTCAATACTTTTACTGATATTCAAATAAAAGCTATATGCGAGCTTATGAATACGGAACAGTCACCAGTATCTAAACTATTGACCATAGAAGAAGCGTCTACACATAAATACACTCTTAGTATAGGTCCATATCTTCCGATTGAATTTGCAGGAACAACGCATCGTGATTTCAATGCTATCATCGGCGAGATCAACCATATTATCAGGGAGAGAAATATTATAAAGGTTTCGGTTAATAAGGTTTGGGCGAAGCATTTGGGATTGGATGAAGTAATAGCTGATTGTGTTAAAAATAATGAGATAGTAAAGTCCTTAAATCAAAGTTTCAAATGCTTCAAAAACTATTCTGTAAAAGAAGATATTATCGAAAACAAGTACATTCAGTCCTCTAATAATAAAGTGTTTCTAATAGAGAATACTGATAAAGAGAGACTGTCAAGTATAATGCCATTCTTTATCAATATGTACAAACAGCATCTCTACTATCTGAACAATGAGGAGAATCGGCTTTTAGCAGAATTAAGAGATTCAATGCTTCCATTTCTATTGAATGGAGAACTGGAAATGTAGTATTGATGAAGAAGGCAATCGAAATGGGTGGCATCAATGCGATGCAGTGGGCAAGGGAGATCAGCAAGCTCCCCGGTGGCGACTTCACGCTGTGCTTCTTCCCCTATTCGAGGTCGCAGGGCGTGGCTGGGGATAAGCTCATAGTGAAACCACATTGCAAGTACCGCACCCAACTACCACAGGAAAGGTTCGCAGTGAACTCGGAGAACTACTTTCTGTTTGAGGACGAGCATGGAGAACCTAAGATGTGCTACCGCATACTCATCAGGTATATGGGCTTCCCACAGGATGGATATAAACTACACAAGATAAATTGGTTATGACAGACAGTATAGAACTATACGGCAATGCCGGTACATATATCATGGACGGCAACGTACTATCCTTTCAGATAGGCGAGGGCAAGCAGGTGTTTGGAACGCCTGGTCTGCTCGTACCGCAGGGCAGACAGTTAGTCATGCACGAACACCAGTGGCTCAGTGTCAATGGGTATCAAGTATGTATGCGTGGCATGAACAACGCACTCTGCGACGAAGTAACGGCGGAGATCAAGGAGAACCGTCTGCTGCCACGCTTATACAGCAAGGAGATTAAGATGCTCTACGGTCATGGTCCATGTGCCTATATGCAGACGATAGAGGGTGGCAAGATGAAGCGTGAGTACCTTGCGCTGCCCCAGTGGGACGAGTGGCTCAATACGTGGTGTGAGCGTGGGATGGAAACATCGGCACAGGCTTTCGCCAAGACCTGCATCAAGAACTTCTACTATTTTGGCGACTTCTTTGTGAAGTGGCGTTTCGCTCGTGGGAAGCGACTGGGTATGCAGCCGGTGGCAGGCCTTGAAGCTATGGAGAACAAGCACTGCCGTCTTGCCACCACACGGCAGGATGTAGCCTACGAGATGATGAGTTACAGCGACTTCCGCCATATAGCGGTGGGCAGGTGGACCTATGGCGCAAGTAGCTACAAGATATATCCTAAGTTCAATTTGTCAGAAGTAGACAACTACCAGTACGCAGCCATATCCCACCATCGGGAGAAATCGGTCGATGAGTTCTACGGTGTGAACGAAACCCACCAAGGCGCACGCCCCTATATCCAGGGTAGCAACAAAACAGCTACCTACATTAACTCCTTTCTGCGCAACTCGCTCGCAGCCAAGATACACATCATTATCCCCAATGCGTGGGTATCGAGCAAGCGCAACCAGCTGATGAAGTTGTGCGAGGAGAATAAAATCCGTAAATCGAAGAAGCAGGAGCTGGTGAAGTACAATGGCATCGAGATTGGTACAGAGTATCGGGAGTCGCTGCTTGTGGAGTATATGCGATTGGAACTGCGTAAGATTGGCGACTACTTGAGCGGTTCTGACAACCAGGGAAAGGCTTATTCCTCTATCTCGTTTATGGACAGTTCCGGCAACGAGCAGCAATGGAAGATAGAAACCATCGACCTCAAGTACAAGGAATATATCGAGGCATTGATTGCCTACGACAAACGCACCGAGCAAGCCTTGCTTTCAAGTGTCGGACTCGATGCCTCTATTACAGCTGTGGACAAAGACGGTGTTATCAGTAAGTCGGGTTCTGACTCTTACTATAACTACCTTATATATATAATGTCGCTAACTCCCGAGGATGAGATATGCTGCGAGCCGTTCAATTATGCGCTCCGCCTCAATTTCCCCGACCTTTGGCAGCAGGGCTATCGCATAGGCTTCTATCGTGAGGTTCCGCAGCGACAGGAAGATGTAGCACCCAAGGACAGACTTAATCAGCAACAGTCATGAAGAATGTTTTAGTAGATATTTTTAAGGACTTCGGCACCTTCAGCAAGTACGCTCCCGGTGTCGAAACGAACATGGACTTAAACGACCTCCTCTCGTCAGGCGTAACAGCCCGAAAGCGTGTGGAAACCATCATCACCGCCGAGGTGTTCAATGCCATCGCTCTTAATCCCGACGATGCACTGATAGAGTCCCTGCGTTCTGCTGTGGCCAATATGACAATGGCTTCGCAGCTGATTTTTGACAGTATCAACCGTCGTAAGAACCACGTGGATGTCTATAAGTACGAGATTGAGGGAATGAAGCGTTCCTATATGGACAACTACTACAACGCTATGGATACCATTATCCAGCAGCTTATGTCGGCAGAGGTCAATAGTGAGGACACTGGTTCTCCTGCTGCCCTATGGCGTAAGTCCCGATACTACAAGATTATCGGTGTCTGCAAAATCAGAACAGCGGATGAATTCGACTCCATCTATCCGATAGACCTGTCTTACTTCTTTTTCTTCCGCATTCTTCCCCTTCAGAAGGAAACTCTCGACGAGCGTCTGTCTGCCTACTACGACCGCCTCACGGTAGAAAACCGTGAGCGCATAGAGCCGATATTGACCCTTGCGCTGGTCAAGAAGACCGTTGCCAAGTCGCTCCGCCGATTTGACATCTTAGAGTTCCCCCCAACTATCCGCAACCTCTTTGATGACAGCCACGCCTCACGCTCGGGCAAGGACGAACATGATGCAGCCCTCGACCTCGCCGACCGTCTTGACCTCGAAGCCGAGGAACTCATCGCCAATGCCGATACCTTGCTCGCAACGGACGCATCGGTGGACTTCTGCTCTAATTCTGCGTATAACTGCCCTGATGACAAAATCATTATGCTGCCATGACAAAGGATATTGAACTCGTCTATAAAGGGGAAATACACCGCATCCCTAACCGTTGGGACGGTATGACCGACCGCCAGTACATTCACCTTGTGGCCGACTTGCTTCGTATGTCCGCTGGTAAACTCTCTGCCGGCGAGGTACGCATTAACTGGCTGTGCGACGTTATGGGTTGGGATAAGCATAAGTTTCGCTCCGAGGAGCAGATTGCCAACCTTGTGGCTATCTCCGAGCAACTCACGTTTATGTTCCAAATCAACTATCCCGACAACAACGCCGTACTGGACGGCGTGGACGACGAAACTTACCAGTTATGCCGTCGCATCGATCCCTACCGTCTGCATATTCCCCTTGCTCGTGTACTGCGCCGGCTCGACTATCAGTATGTGGTGGACCTGTGCTTCTGTGCGCAGCTCATCCCTGCCGTCCGAATTGGCGAGCATCGTTATCAAGGCTATAAGATTGAGACAGGCTACGGAATGCTCACCTGCTCGCTCACAGCCCTTCAGTATGTCGAGGCACAGGAACTCATCGAGCAGGGTGACGAGTCGCTTCCGCTCCTCGCTGCCATTCTCTACTATCCCGAAAAGGAGTACCATTCCGAGCTTGCCCACGAAATGGCAAAGGAGTTCGTCAAACTACCAGTCGAAATACTTACGGCTATATCGTTTAATTTTCAGGCGTTTAACAACTATCTCTTTAGTAAGACTTCATTCTCTCTTTTGTCGAAGTTCGTCAAAAAGCCCAAACATCCCATCACTACCGATGCCTCCGATGCGCTCTACGACCTCTCCAAAGAGGGGCTTGGCGATGCTCGTCAGATAGAGCAGATGAACGTGCTTACCTATCTGAAGGTGCTGCGCAAGAAGACCATCGATGCCGTCCACGATATGAAGGGCTTTGGATGGGATAAGTTGAAAATCAGTGAGGAGGTGGGCTTGCCCATTTCCGTAATCGATAAGATATTATGATTAAAGACCAGTTCCTCTATTTCGCACAATACCCATCCAAGGAGGGTATCCGTGCCATACTCACCAATGGGTCGAGCGACTTCCCGGGGTATAACGAACTTGCTGAAGCTCTTGACAATCTTCCCGATATGTCGCGCATCCCTGAAATTGCCAACTATGTCTATGGGCAGTCGTTTGACGAACTGAAGCAGCGCATCGATAAACTGGCAGGTTCGTTCCTTTTCGTTGATTACGGCGAACTGAATATGCTTGCCGACGGGCGCAACTCCTATCAGATCACCCAGCGCATCGCTATCACCGTAGCCAACAAGATGACCAACCGTGCCGACGCTGCCGAATATATGCTTGCCTCCGACGCTACACTTCGTCTGCTCTCAAGGGTTCACGCCTGGATGCTTGCCGATGCGGAGCAGGGCAATATTGAGTGGCTCTCACGTGGCGAACTCGATAAGGCGGAGATAATTCCCTTTGTCGCCACGGAACTCTCCTCCGTCGGATGGACGCTTATGCTCTCCTGCATCAGCCCCGATGCGCTCGGCACCCACCATCTCAGTCGGTCCTTTGCCAAGCGGATGCAGTAACGTAATTTTGTATCACAATTAAAGCCCCGACAATAATGAAAAGATTACCAATGATATCAATCGTTTCTCTGCCACTCACCATAGTGGCCGACTTCTCTCAGTATCTCTATCAGGACTGGGAGTTTGCCAAATGGATAGGCGTCGCTATCATCATCGACACTATCCTTAGCGTGTGGAAACACCTGCTGCACAAAGATGCCTCCAGCGAGGCATTCTTCGGTAAGTTCAGTAAGAAGATTGCCATCTACATTCTTCTGCTCATCCTTTCAAACGTACTTGCCAATTTCAAGGTGCATGGCAGCGTCGTGGGTGCCACACAATGGATAGGCACATACCTTTGCGTGTTCATGATGGTGCGTGAGTGTTTCTCCTGTGTGGAGAATATCCAAGCCATCTATCCTATATTTCCAACCTCATTCGTCCGCCGTTTGAAAGACTTTAACGACAAAGGCGAATACATCAAAAAAGACTGATTATGGCTACAGAAGCACAGAGTGCCTTCGCACGCAACATCTACACGGCAGCTCAGAAAGCCACCGACATCGCTCCTGAGTTTGTTACCGCACAAGCCATTCTTGAGAGTGACTGGGGAAAATCCCGTGTGGGCAAATACAATCTCTTTGGCATTACCAAGGGCAGTAACTGGACGGGCAAGACCGTTCTCATCCTCACCCACGAATACTTCAATACACCAGGTCGCACCTTCACGGCTCCAGAGCGTGTCGTGTCCGTATGCAAGTGCAAGACTGGTAACCGCTGGTATTACACCGTCTATCGACTCTTTAAGGACTTCGACTCTCTTGCTGACTGCCTGAAGGAACATACCCGACTCCTTCAGAAGCCTGGCTTTGCCGACGCATGGCCACACCGCCACAATGCCGAGGAGTTTGCCCGACTTATCTGCGACAACAAGGGCAGCAAGTATGCCACCTCGCCAGACTATCTCCGTCAGATGCTGTTATTGATTTCCACCGTTCGTAAACTCGTTAAGTAAAATGAGAAAATTGATACAATGCTTGGCAGCCATCTGCACCGATAAGTACCTGCACTACCTCTGTGGGTTGGGTATAGCGCAGTTGGTTGCCCAAATTCTCGCTCACCACTTGGCGTGGTGGCTTGCCTTCTTTCTTGGTTTCATTACCTCTGCCGTAGCAGGGCTGCTCAAGGAGTGGTACGACCGTCATCACGGTGGCACACCCGAAATGGCGGATGCACTTGCCACTACCTATGGCGGACTGCTGGGTGTTATTCTTCTATTAGCATCATTGTAAACTATGAAGATAAAAGTCTCTTATATTATCGCAGGTGCATTCGTCGCACTCATCGTTGCTCTTGCCTTCTTCGTGCAACTCTATCTCGATACGGCAGCCGACCGCGACCGCATCAAGCAGAACCAAAGCCTTCTGCTTCATAACGGCACGGTAGAGATAAGCGAGACTGGAAATGGCAACAGCCACGCCTCTGCTCCTGCCCTTACCCTTCGCCCATCGGAGTTTAAGGAGAGTGGCGACACCTTGGCAAAGGTGGCCCGTCAGGTAGGCATCAAGCCCTCACGCATATCCGAGGCAGCTACCGCTGCCACCTCCACATCTGCCACCATCACAACACCCGTTTGGCACTCACCCGACACGGCTTCCATACCTGCCGACAGCCTACATCGTCCCGACAGCCTCATTTGCTTCTCTTGGCACGATTCTTGGCTGTCTCTCTCTGGTTGTGTGTCCGACAGCCTGTTCCGTGGCTCGGTATCTTCCACCGACACGCTCGACATCATCGTCCACCGCATACCCAAGCGTTTCCTCTTCTTCCGCTTCGGCTGCAAGCAGGTGCGCATGGACATCATCAGCCGTAATCCACACACACGGCTCACTTACGCACGATATTACCAGTTAGTTAAATAAATGTTCTCATAGGTTTTTTAGTTATTTAGGTTAATAGATTGTTTAGGATGACGGAGCTTTCGCAGCGATGCGTAAGCTCCTTTTTGTAGCATCTTTTATCATTAGATAATTACTTCTAAACCACTGATTATAAAGCCAATACTACTTGCACGTTCCTCTTTATAGTATTACCTTAGCAGTACAATTAGAAACAAAGAACATTCAAAAAATAAAGATTATGAACGAGCAAATTCAAAGCATTCTCAACGAGAACGGAACAAAAACCTCTAAGATTCAGAAACTTCTTGCCCTCGGACTTACACGCCGACAGGTGGCCGACCTTGTAGCAGGTGGCAACTACGGTTTTGTACAAAATGTTTATAAACGCATGATGCAGAGCTTGACTAACACAGCAGCGCAGACTGCTGCCACCATTGCCCCTACCATCGACTACACCTTCAACCGCAACTTCGGGGTGGAGATTGAAGCCTACAACTGCACACGCGACCGCCTTGCACGCGAGCTTACCGCAGCAGGCATCAGAGTAGAGGTTGAGGGTTACAACCACACCGACCACACCGACCATTGGAAGTTAGTTACCGACAGCAGTCTTCACGGCAACAACACCTTCGAACTTGTTAGCCCAATCCTGCACGGAGAGCAAGGACTTGAGGAACTTGAGAAGGTCTGCTGGGTCCTCGACCTTTGCAACGCTAAGGTTAACGACTCTT